TAGTTAAGGGTATAGTCGAAGGGTTCGTCTCAAGGTTGAACTCAGGTTGATCTTAGGTTAACATTAGGTAAATCTGCTGTACAATGCAGATATGAGTGTAAGGTGTCCTAAACAAAGTAAAGGAGTAAAGTATGAATAGAGTTATCTGTAACGAGTGCGAAACAGTAAAGCATTGTATGCAAAATGGATGTATTCCAAAGGCTAATCTTGACCTAACAGAAGGCAAGCCTGTCGTGTACTATACAGGAGCACCTAGGTTTGCTAACTGGTTTGACAACCCAGAGCAACCTGTAGCTTACTTAGAGTACGTCATTGGTCATCCTGCTCTGGGTAACTGCAGCAATGTAAGAACATCAACTGTTCTGAAAGTTCTTTTTGATGCTACAATTGTCACTCGCAACACAGTTTACAAACCAGTACAGGAGCAGATGGGATCATGAAGTTTAAGAAAACAGACGTTAAAAATGTCCGTCTAACTTGGCAGGAACTTAAAAGTGATGGTACAATCTCATCTAGGACTTACGCTTGCGATGATAAAGCTGCTAGTTGGCATCTGATGCAAATGCGTAAGAGTCCTAGCCTTCGTAACATTAAGATGGAAAAGATTTGAATAAATCTGACAAAGGAGAAACTATGAACGAAGAATACACAGTTGGTTACGATGAAGGATATCAGACTGGTCGCAATGAAGCAATTGACGAACTAGAGCAAGAGAACCGTCTGTTACGTGCTCGTAATACTCGGTTGGAAGCTGAATCATTAAAGCTCAGAGAGAATAGCTGTAGATTTCCTCTATGTCAAACTGAAGAGTACCAGAAAGACCTTGCGGAGCAAATCAAGCGAGAGCTTTACACAGGTAATCAACGTACCCAACAATGGGTTGATCTAACCGACAGACAAATCGAAAATATCTTTCTTGATGCAGGTTGGGCATGGGGTGAAAAAGCTGACATGTATGTACCTGCAGTAAGAGAAGTTCTGGAATTATTTAAGGAGATTAACAAATGAAAAATGATCAAATAATTGCAAATGCCATAATGTGTCCCGATGGTACTTACCTGCGTAGCTATCACCGACATGACTATGTAGAACATCTGGATAGATTCACAGGTGAAACTTACATTGTAGATGGTGGTAACGATTACTTACGCCGTAGCATTAATACAACACCTCCTACATATATGGATGTATATCTAAGCGATCCTTTTGAGACTATTCGTGAAGCTTTTGTGTGGAAATCCTACGGTAAGAACGGTGAGCATATCCCACACGGTATTTATATTTACTTGTGCAAAATGGATAGTGATCATATTCATGCTATACTTGAGACTCAAACGCACATCAAGGGAACTTACGTAGAGGACTTGATGAAACAAGAGTTAGTTTATCGAAAGGAATCTTATGTCTAAATGGTATCAAGTTAATGTCACAATCTGTAAAACATACGCAATTCAAGTACCAGATGATGATAAATTAGAAGAATTTGAAATGGATGAATGTGATTACATTGGTGAAGAACTTCGTATGGTTATGTCTATGGATGATAATGAATATCAAACTGACATGGACTATGTTGAAATCAAAGCTGAAGTAGAAATTGATCGCCTAAAGCGACATGCTTGTGAAATAGTTGAAATTTATCCAAGGAGTAAATAATGAGTGATGTAGAACAATTTTGGTCTAAAGTCGCTGAGAAGTTCGGTGATAATCGCACATGGCAGCAGTTAAACCCTATGGAACAGCAAATGGTACTACAGGGCATCAATATGATCTTGCAGGTGGTGCAACGATGATTACAATCTCTGAAGAAGAGTACAATGCAATGCTTGATCGCATTATGTGGTTGGATGCACTAGAAGCAGCTGGTGTAGACAATTGGCAAGGTTTTGACGAAGCTCGTAAAATTTATAAAGAATGGATACAAGAATGAAATTTCGTATCATTGAAGTACCTTCTTTTGATAACTGGAGTGGTGAATACGAAATAACATTTTCTGCACAACAGAAGGTTTGGTTTTGGTGGAAGAACATCTACACTGGTTTATCATCACTTAAAACTGCAGAGATTATGCTTGAACGTTTTATAAAAAGACAAACTGCACATAAGAACAAACCATATACAAAAGTACACAAGGAGATTGAAGTGTGAACTTTCCAAAAATTATCTATCAAAGTCCTAAAATTTTCTACTATGCTGGTGTATACTTGAAGATCGGCAACAAACGATATCGAATTTTTAAGATTGGAGAACACTGATGACTATTCCAGAGAATAAGTTTTGTGTTTATTCTTATGAAGACTCTGAAGGTGTTTTCTATATTGGACAAGGTACTCTTAAACGTCCTTACCAATTTACAAAAAGTCGCAACGCAGAGCTAATGACCAAACTGAAAACTGGCAATTTTACGGTCAATATTTTAACTGAAAATTTAACTAAAAGACAAGCTCTTAATTTAGAACAGCAATTGATATCGGACTTCAAAGATAAAAGTAAATTATTAAATGTACAAATAAAGTCTTTAAAATCTCACGTTGAATTAACTTTTAAGTTTTGCAATCAATTCTGGTATATTTCAGAAAACTCTAAAACAGGTTTAAAATGGAAAAATATTGACAAAAATTATTCTCGCAAGATTAAATCTGATAATGATGCTGGAGTAATAAATGATAGAGGTTATTGTTCCACTAGTATATTAGGTAAGCAGTTTCAATGTCACAGGATTATTTGGACACTATATAATAAACGAGATTTGAGTCCAGACTTAATAGTTAATCACATTGACTCTAATCCTCTAAACAACAACCCTGAAAATTTGATTGCAATAACTCAAAGTCAAAATACTTTTCTAAGGAACGATAAGCATGTAGAAGGTAGGAGTGCCACTGGTTTAGCGGGTGTTATCAGAGTAGGTAATTCTTGGGTAGCTAGAGGTATTTTAAATGGTCTTGAGTGGAGAAAAGAGTTCTGTGATTCTAAGTTTGAAAATGGATTACAATTAGCAATAGATTACAGAGATAATCAACAAAGATTAAAAGAACAACAAAAACTTCAACTTGTACTTGATATACAAACAAAAGAAAAGGAATTACGAGATGCAATCAATCACCAAACCCATGTTAGCTAAAGACATTGACGAGGCTAAATTAAAGTTTCCATTGATGATTTCACCTAAAATTGACGGTGTATTTGCTTTTGTACAAAATGGTCAACTTTATGCACGTAGTCTTAAACAGCATGAAAATCTGTTCACTAATTCATACTATAGTGACGATATATTTAATGGTCTACGTGGTGAACTTATTGTAGGGACTAACCCCACAGCAGCAGACCTTTGTAGGAATACTGGATCAGCTGTTCGCCGTATTCAAGGAGAACCAGAAACTTCATTGTGGTGTTTTGATTATGTGCTATCTAGTACTGAAGAACTATCGTATGCTTCACGTATTAAACTGTTGATCTCAAAAGTGCAGGAATTGAATCTCCAAGGTTTTACTTTTATTAAGATGATCCCAGTTTCTACAGTCCAAACCATGCAAGAGTATTTATCTACTCGTGATGAATACCTACAGATGGGGTATGAAGGCTGTATTGTGCGTGATCCTAGCCTACCCCACAAGGAAGGTCGTAGTTCATCTACAAAGGCTCATCTGTGGCGTTATAAGCCTTATACTACAGCAGAGATTCGTGTAACTTCATTTGTAGAAGAGATGCACAATCTAAATGAAGCTAAGACTAATGAACTTGGACGTACTGAACGAAGTACTAATCAAGAGAATCTTGTAGGTAAAGGTAATCTTGGTGCTATTGTTGGTACACTTATTACTCCTTTGCTAGACTGTTATGGTAAAGAAGTAGCTGAAATTGGTACTGAACTAACAATTGCAACCGGTAGTCTCACAGATAAAGAACGCAAATACTACTGGAATAATCCTGCAGAGATGATCAATCATGTGGTAGAATTTGAGTATATGTCGTTCGGACTGAAAGATAAGCCAAGGTTTGCTCAGTTTAAGAGCATCCGTAGTGAAATCAACATGTAAAGGAGAAACAAATGACAGAACGTAAATTAGCCACCATTAGGAAAATCTCAGAAGTAAAAACCATTCCAAATGCAGATAAAATTTGTGCTTATCGTGTAGATGGTTGGTGGGTAGTTGACTCAGTTGGTAAGTACCAAGTTAACGATTTGGTTGTATATGCTGAACCGGATTCGTGGGTGCCAACAGAGCTTGCACCATTCCTATCTAAAGGTAAAGAACATCGTGAGTTTGAAGGTGTAAAAGGCGAACGTCTACGTACAGTTAAGCTGCGTGGTCAAATCTCACAAGGTTTATTGCTACCTTTGGAACCAACATGTGCTAACATTGATAGTCTACTATTTGAAGGTCTTGATGTAAGTCTACCTTTGAATATCATCAAATGGGAAAAACCAATGAATGCTCAACTAGCTGGTATGGCACGAGGTAATTTCCCTTCGCTAGTACCAAAGACTGATCAGCCTAGAATCCAAAATCTCACACGAGAATTTGGAGAGTATCAACTTGATAGCTGGTCTATTACCGAAAAACTTGATGGTTCATCTTGCACATTCTACCTAGATGACGAAGGTGTATTTCACGTATGCTCACGCAATCTTGATCTGAAAGAAGACGAAGCAAATTCATTCTGGAAAGTAGCACGTAAGTTTCAAATCGAAGATATCATGCGTAGGAATTTTATGCTAGGTATGGCAATTCAAGGTGAAATGATCGGTGAAGGTATTCAAAGTAATCAATATAAAACACAGCTTGACTTCTACGTTTTTGGTGTGTACAATACGCACACAGGGCAATACATCTTGCCAGTGCAGCTTAAAGCGGCATGTGAACGTTTAGGTCTTAAACATGTACCTATCATCGTGGAGGCTACTGAAATTAAAGAACAAACGATTCAGTCAATCTTAGATTTTGCTGAAGGTAAATCTTTACTAAACGGTAGCAATCGTGAAGGTGTAGTATTTAAGAGTAACACTGTGCATGATCGAAGCTTTAAGTCAATCTCAAATTCTTGGTTACTGAAAAATGAATAAGGAGAACACATGAGTGAAGAAGGAAAGTTTATTACAGTTTGTGCTGTTGAGTATGAAGAATTAAAATCACAGGCTTTGTTTCTGGATGCTTTAGAAGCGGCAGGTGTTGATAATTGGGAAGGTTATGATGAAGCTATCGAAATCTGGAACGAACTTCGCATCGAAAACAAATGAATAAGGAGTAAAATGGCAGCATTCATCAAGCATACTAATTGCGAGAAGTGCGGAAGTTCAGATGCAAAGGCGGTCTACGAAGGTGGATCGTCGCACTGTTTCGCATGTGAACATACAGTACCATCAAGTGAATTCAAAGAACAAAATCCTAAGAAATCATCCAAGGTACGAACAACAGCAAAGGAAGAAAAAAGTATGGAAATTAAACCTAGTGGTAAACCTGCAATGACACCAGATGAAAATGCAGAGATTAAATCCGTAACTGGTGTAGCTGGTAAAGGCTTTCGTGGACTGAGGGATGAAACTACAAAACCTTTTGGTGTACGGTATGCTTATGATGAAGATGGTGAAGTTGAAGAGCAATACTATCCAACTACACAAGAAGGTCAAATTGTAGGATATAAAATCCGTGAAGTACCAAAGAACTTTTATTCTAAAGGTCGAACAGGTGCTGACTGCGAGTTGTTCATGCAATTTAAGTTTAACCGTGGTGGTAAATATGTACTGATTACTGAAGGTGAGCTTGATGCATTGTCTGCTTATCAGATGCTTGCTGAGTACAACAAGAGTCGTGGTGATTTTGAAACTGCAGTTGTTAGTCCAACTACTGGTGCAAACTCACATAAACAAATTGCAGCGCAATATCGTTTCTTTGACACCTTTGATCAAATCATCGTTTGCTACGATAATGATAAAGCTGGTAAAGAAGCAACAGAAGATGTAGTCAAAGCTTTACCAAAGGGTAAGGTCAAGATTATGCACATGCGATATAAAGACCCCAATACTTATCTTGAAGAAGGTAAGCAGGATGAATTTATTCGTAACTTCTATGAAGCTAAACGTTATACTCCTGTTGGTGTGTTAGGTAGTGGTGAACTTTATGATAAAATCTTAGCGCAAGCTACAGTACCAAAAGTGCCGTTTCCACCATTCATGGATACCTTGAACGCTATGCTTGTAGGTGGTCTACCACTAGGTCACATCATCAATATTGCTGCAGGCACTGGTCTTGGTAAAACATCCTTTGTTAACGAAATGATTTATCACTGGATTTTTAACTCACCGCACAAAATCGGCATTGTTTCAATGGAATTAGATTCTGGTCAATATGGTGAAACATTATTGGGTAGACACCTGAGTCGTAAATTATCACTGATTCAAGATGATGACGCAAAGAAAGATTTATTAGAATCTGATAAAGTACGTGACAAAGCAAATGAGCTTTTCTACAATGAAGATGGTCAACATCGTTTCTATCTCTTGGATAACCGTGATGGTACAATTGAAGAGATTCAAGATACAGTTGAAGAGCTTGTCGTATCTTGCGGTTGCAGAATCATTGTGCTTGACCCACTGCAGGATATTCTTGATGGTTTATCCAATGAAGATCAAGCATTGTTCATGAAGTGGTCCAAAGGTATCATCAAGAGCCACAACGTAACACTTATCTTTATTAATCACGTTCGTAAGTCAGCTTCTGGTGTACAAAATTCTTCACAAGGTGGTTCTTTCACTGAAGAGGAAATCCAAGGGAGTTCTACCATCATTAAATCAGCGTCAGCTAACATTTTGCTAAGTCGAAATAAGTACGCAGAAGACCCAACTGAACGCAATACAACTAAGGTTGTGCTAAGTAAGAATCGTATCTGTGGATTAACTGGCCCTGCTGGTAACGTCTACTATGATAACGACACCCATACTTTGCATAACTTAGATGATTGGCTTGCAGAAAACAACTCAGGATTTTAACAAGGGGGCTTCGGCCCTCTTTTATTATTTGTGTTGACAATCTTGCAGAGAAGATGCTATAATGCGTCAACTGTAAAGGAGTACTATGAAATATAACGGTTTTTCTATTGACATTGAAGCAGATGGTTTTATCTTTCAGGCTAACAATGTATGGGTAATGTGCCTTGAAGACCTTGACAGTAATGAGAAGCTAAAGCTGCATCCGTTCAAAGATGTAGGCGCTAGAGCTAAGTTTGCTGCGTGGGTTGAGAAGTACGATACACCTAATGTGTGCTTTCACAACGGTCTTGGCTATGATATCTTTGTGATGATGTTTGTAATGGGTATTGAATACTCTGTAGGTCCAGATACATTGGAAGGTATGCCTGTTAACTTTGCAGATACATATTATATGTCTATGTATCTTAACCCTGACCGTGAGCGTCACTCAATTGAGTATTGGGGTAATAAGTTTGATATGCCTAAGATTGACTTCAGAAAAGAGATGATTACTGCAGGTGCTATTGCTGCTGATTCCTCCGAAGGTGCAGAATTCATGCAATACAATGAGATCATGGATAAATACTGTGAACGTGATACCCTAAT